ACGACTATGTTAAAAAAGACAATTCCATATGAAGATTACAACGGAACAAAAAGAGAAGAAGATTTCTACTTCAATCTTACTGAAACTGAACTTGCTGAGATGCAGCTCGAAGTTACAGGTGGTTTAGACACTATGCTTCAGGCAATTATCAAAGCTCAGGATATTCCTACAATCGCCAAATTATTCAAACAGATTATTCTTAAATCTTATGGTCAGAAGTCTCCAGATGGAAGGCGATTCATTAAGTCTGACGAGCTGTCGACAGAGTTCTCTCAGACTGAAGCATACAATGTTTTGTACATGGAACTGTCCCAGGATGCTGAAAAAGCAGCTGAGTTTATCAAAGGAATTATTCCTGCTAAATACAGAGAAGTAGTTGATACACCGG